TTGGCTTAACCGACAAGACCGAAATGACTATCAATCATAAGGAAGAAGATACCACAAAAGAAGAATTAGATGAAAAGTATAAGGACATCATTGATATAGATTAAAAGATTTCATATCAAAAACACCCCAATTCGCCACGAAACATAAGTTTGTGGTAAAGAATAAGGGCAATAAAAAAACACGGGCTTATTGTCCGTGTTTTTAATTTGAAAGATTTTAGCATAAAAAAAGAGGTAGTCAAGTGGCTACCCCTTAAAATAGATTAGAATTAGCAAGATTTATTAACTCTTTCACGCGTTCAGGCGAACAATAGCAACCTTGTAATCTAACTTCGGTTGTTTTTGAAGGCAACTTTAAGAGCGCGTCCCCTTTGCCTAACAATTTTTCAGCGCCAATGTGGTCTAACATAACAACGGACGACATTTTTGTTGCGCATTGTAAGGCAATTCGTGTAGTCATATTTGCTTTGATTAAACTTGTTAATACTTTTGCGATAGGGTTTTGTGTTGCGATAATCAAGTGGATACCAGCGCTACGACCTAATTGAGCCAATCGCGTGATATTCTTTTCAATTGTTGGCTCGCCACACATAACCAAGTCGGCAAGTTCATCAATGAAGATAAATAATGCTGGTATGTTCATTTCTTTGTAATCGGTATAACCATTTTTTTCAAGCATTGTTAATCTTTGTTCCATTACACCGACCAGCATTTCCAATCTTTCAGCAATCTTGCGCGTATCAATCTCCACCGAGCAACACGGCAAGCAATCATACTTGCTAAACTCAACTTTCTTTGGGTCAAATAGGTAGATATAAGGTGTAGTGTGTCCTTTTCTATCAACCACATTTAAGCCACTCAAAACCAAGCCGAGAATAATAGAATGAATAAACGAAGATTTACCTGCGCCTGTCGTTCCACCAATAAGCAAGTGTTTTGTTTCATTATAGAAATCTAAACGGACATCATTATTTTGTGTGTCTTTGCCTATATACACCCATTCGTGCTTGTAATCATTCGGCTTATCAAACTTGAACGGCAACACGAAATCTTTGTGTTCAAACGCGATAGAAAACGAGTAATCAACCATATTGTTATCAAACATAAAGCGCGTGCTATAAACTTGTTCAAGCACCTTTATTTGCTTTGCGCCGAACATATTGATATGGTATGGGTTTTTTAACTTAAAATAGTAGATTTCAAATCGTGGGCTAACAACACCTTTCACACAATCGCAATCAAAACCCATTTCGGTTATTGTTTGAGCAATTTTAATTCCGTTTTCCATAAGCGATATACCTATCAATCTCGCTGATTGCTTCGCCAATAGATAGACAACTATTGAATTGACTACCAAGATAGAACGAGAAGCCGTATTGACTTTCAAAGATTTCAATTCCTTTGTAAGTCATATTTGTTGGGCTTAAATCATAAACATTTAGCGCGTTCTTCATCTCGCTGGTAATTTCAATACACTTAAAACCATTTGCTTGTAAATCTAAAATAAGATAAGGCAACAGCGACAAGAGGGTTTCTTCTTGCTCTTTCCAATATGCTTGTTGCGACTTGAAAATCAAATCAAACATTTGTTCTTTCTTTCGTGGCTGGTAATAAACCATAAAAGAGTTTTCATCATCTTGTAAAATCAAGTGTTTCATTAGTTATGGAAGCCCCCTTTCACAAGTTCAAGTTCAATTCTTTGTATCTCCCTATTGCTTTTCACAATAATTCCGTTGCTACCAAAACCATTCCACAAAAGATAAGTTTTCTTATCAAAATCAATTGTGATATTTGAATGGCTGGTCGCTGACTTAAATGTTAATTTCATATTAAATACCCCTTACATAAACCTTACAATAGTAGCCATTGTCGGTATAATCAACATATCGGCAACTGCTTCCGTATTTCCAATCTAAATAATCTTTGATTGTTTGGACTAAATCTTCGTTGCTATCGTGATAATCAAGGTCTTTTTCTTTCTCCAAATATAAAGTTGTTTCCTTATCTAAATCTTTTAGAAGATTTAAGGCACTTTCTTTTAATTCTTTTAACGACATATTGCCGTTAAGCCATAAGCCCAAATCATCACAACTAATAATATATTCGTTGCCTTTCCAAATATCGCCGAAAATATCGGCTTCATAATCTTCATACTCTTGAACATTCATATCAATTTGATAACCATTACCGAGATTTAGCAATAGATTATCGGTTTTTTTCTTTTCAAAATACTCTAATAATTTCATATTAACTACCTCTTACTTTCCAGCAATCGCTATATTCAAACATAACATAGGTATTGCCTATCTTGTTGTAGTGGTCGTTAAACCACTCTTTATCAAAAACTATGTCGCAATCGTGTATCATATCGTATTTTACATAGCCACGAATAAAGGCAATTAAATTATTTTTGTTGGTGTCCCAGCATACATCATCATAATTTGATAGCCATTCATCAATAGTTTTGGCTTTCTTAATTTGTTCTTTCATCATTTCAATATATGCTTCATTACAACCATTAAATAATATGTTTTTTTGACTATCAAGAACAGCCAAATCTTCCCTATTTTGTGGGTCGGCTTCAACATATAGTTTTCCAAACTTTGTATTGAGTATCATTTTAATATCTCCCACATAAATAACGACTTTCAATTACAAAGTGGTCGTGTTCAAAGATTGGCGAGTAATTTTCTTCCCAATCAAAATCATCTTCTACAAGCACTTTGTAGCAATCAAGAGTGATTGTGTTTCCTTGTTCCTTTTCTTCTTTAAGACCTATCGCAAAGTAATCTTTTGCTTCTTTTGTTGCCCTAATAAGATATGCGATTGCTTCTTTGCGAGTGTTAAAGCCACAATCAAACTTTTCATTAACATAGCCACACATATCAGTAGCAAACTCGCTATCACAATCAATAAAATAAACTTTTTTCATAGTTTTTTACCCCCAAAAATCTCGGTTGCCCCTATCATCGTAATACTCAACACAAACAACGAATGTGTCGCCTACGATTTTGTAGTCAGTATTATCTCCAATAGTTTTCTTACAACCACCCCACGAAAAATCGCGTTCTTCAACCAAATACTCTTTGATTAAATCTAATCTATCATAGTGTAGTTCATCGGTTTCCACTTGATTTTCAAAGCAATTTGTTTCGTCTTCGTCAAAAAGATAGTTAAAGTATTTTTCAAGTAGATTTCTTTTTAATTCAATAGTTTTTTCCATTATCTTGTTCTCCAATCTTGTTTTGATTTTTCATCATAATAAGGTCTAAAATCGCCTACTTTGTGCGCATATAAATCGGTGTTGTAGTCATCTAAAACCCAGCCGTAGCCGACAAAATAGCCCTTTTCTTCATTCCAACAAAGTGTGAAATTAACGAATGTCCCAAAAATATCTATTTGTTTTTGAGCGCCAAAATCTTCGTTATCAATCATACAACCACGCGAAACAAACTCTTTCTTGGCTTGTTCCCAATCAACTTTTCTTGTTGCTTCGGTGTTCAGCGCTTGGGCTAAAACACTATACCAGCCGATTTCAACGCGTGCTAAATGTATTAAGTGTAATTCTTGCTTATCCATACTTAAAACATATACGAGAGATACACACTCGCCCTTTCAATCTTAATTCCTTGTTCTTCGCAAGTTTTCTCAAAGATACCACTATTAAGTGGGTGTAGGTCATCATCGCTATTATTACCACAATAACGGCTATCAAGGTCAGCAAAGATTTCTTTACACTTAAAAGCATTGTCGGTTATGAAAATGTCTAAAATGCTATCATCATCATAACTTTTAACAATAAATAATTCTTTCATATTGTTTCCTTTCTAAATCTTATACACATACGGGTCTTTGATACGGCAATATGCGTTGCCTTGTCTAAACTCAAAACCCCATTGTGTTAAACCTTTGAATGTTGCGATAGTCATAAAACAATCGGTAATTTTACCCATATAGCCCTGTTCTTTGACTAAAACGACAACTTTGTCGCCAACATTTACGACACGATTTTTAATGTCTTTAAGTTCCATTGTTATTCCTCCGTGTCCCAATCAATATCGCTAATAACGATTGAACAACCATAGTTATAACTATTTACGCAAAAACCATATTTTGTCGCAAGATATTCATTGACTTTTTCGCTTAATTCATCATCGCTAATAATATCAAAAATATCTACCTCAATTTTGGTTGGTAATTCATTCTTTTTCATAAAATACCATTCTCCTTAAACTCTTTCAGTAAGCCAAATCTTTTTCCTAATTCGGCAAAGTAGTCGCTAAAATAAGCAATATCGCCCCACGACATACTAAAACCCTTTGAAAATAGATTTTGATAATCAATGGCTTGTTGTCTTAATTCGGCTTTATTGCGAGCATAGAACACTTGTAAATACCATAGTTCATCAAACTCATCATCATAGCCCCCACTTGTGTATAGGTAGTAAGAAAACTCGTTCTCATCAAGCGAAACGACCTTTTCCCTTACATACCATTTTTCGCCCAATTTTTCTTTGAGCATTTTGATATATTCTTCATCTTCAAACAAAGCAATACATCTTTCTTTTTCTTTTCTTGTTAGTTTTCTATTCATAACTAACCTCCTCATTCTCCCTCAACTTTTATGCTGACTTGGGACAGCCATTGGTAGTTTTAAGAAAGGGGGCATATTTCAGCCCCTACTATATGCGCCTTTTTTAAGGTCATACTCGTTGTTGTGTATGTAAGACAATACTTTGTCGGTCTTATCGCCAAACAAAACTTTAATTTGGTTGTAGCAATCAAGCATTTCGTTAAACTCGTTTTGTCGCGCCTTTTTGCTATCAATTATGGCGATTTCAATTTCATACATTTTGCGCTTCAAATCAAAATCGGCATTTTGGTCGCCACACATAAAATCTTTGTAGTAATAATCGGTGTAATCTTCCCAATACCTATAATGACTTTTGCCCTTTGTCTTGGTGTATTTCAAACAAAACAAATAATGTCGTTTGTAGCGAATGTAAAAAGAGTTCTCACGATTGACTTTATCAACACTAATTTCTTTATAATCTTCGCTATCTAATAACTCTTTAAGAGTGTCCTTAATTTGATACTCAATTTGAAAGTTATAACCACGCGCAATTAGTTTGCCCTTTAATTGTTCAGCAATCTTGCCGATTAACTCATCTCTATTCATAGTCGTTATACTCGTAATCTAACTCGCTTGTTTCACTTTCCAATTCATCAAGTTTGTCGCAAATTGTTTCTAATTCTTCAACTAACTCATCAAGGTCAAAACCCTTAATATCTTCAAGTTCCCAACTCTCAAAATCGTTTGAATAGCAATTTGACTTGAAAGTATCAAAAGTATCTTGTAGTTCCATAACTTTGTTATGTAAATCGGCGAGCATAAGCCCCCATTTTGCTGGTATTTTCTTCATTTTAATTTCCTTTCTTTAAGCCAATTCGTGCTTAAAATGTTTTTTGATTTCTCGCAAAATATAATCAGCGCTTGCTTGTAATTCGCTTGCCCCAAAATAGCGCCTATTTTCGTATGCTTCATCATCAAACATTCCATTATTGATTGGGTATTTATATGAGATTACGACCATAATTTCATCACTATTACGGCACTCGCAAGCCCATACATACATATTTTCTTTGGTGCGATTTTCGTTTTTGAAATCGGTGCTTTCAATAGTTAAATAAAAACCTTGTTCTCGGCAATTATTAAATGTTTCTAACCAGCCACCAATTTTCTTGTAATTTTCGCTGGCTAAAAAATCAAGTTCTTCACACACCAAATCAAAAACTCTTTCGCTTACTTTAATGCTTCTAATTTTTTGAAAACTCATTTTCTTTTCCTTTCCCATAAGTTAGTAGAATAGACAATTCCGTTGATATAATCGCCACACCATTTTTCAATGTCGCAATCAATAGCATAATGCCCTTGCTTTGTGGCTAATTTGAGCAGTTTTTCCCTATGACTATCTACCCAATCAATCGCCTTTTTCAAGTTAGTGAAAACAGGCATATCAATTTCTAAATCGGCATAGATTGTGTCGTTATAAGGTGGGTAATTTTTGTCCCATTCTAAAAGTGTAATTCGGTATCTATAAGCCATAAGATACCCCCAAAATACGACTAACATTTCTTGCTTCGTAGTCGCCAGCCGTGTAATTCATATCAGCCACCAATTCTTCAATTCGTTCTTGTTCTTCTTTGGTGGTATCAAATAAATAGGTCGGCAATCGGTCAAGAAAGTCGCTATCGGCTTCGTTCTCGCCTTGTTCATAATCGCGCTCAAAATAAGCATAACTATCGTTAATATCTTTGCTTGTTTTAATGCGAGCGCATTGTTCTTGTGTTAATACAATTTCCATATTAACTTTTTTCCTTTCTCGCTAAACTTTCTTCAAGGACTTGCGACCTTTACCCTATGGGTAGTAGTTTTAAGCAAGGGGCAGAAAGAGAGCCAAACCCCTTGCTCGCTCAACATTTCAACTTTTTAAGCGCTTCTTCCACACCGATTTCCATTTTTATCGGCTGGGTTGCTTTTGCGCTATAAAGCGCTTCAATAAACAATTCGCAACATTGGTCGTTCAGTTCGCTATAAGCCCATTCTTCCAATTGCTTAAAGAGTGCTTTTCGCTTGGTAATTGGGCAACATTCAAACTTTTCGTTTAATGTCTTTTCAAATTGTTTGATTAACTCGCGTTTAGTTTTCTTCGGCATTTTTCAATTCTCCTAATAGTTTCTTTTTGCTTTCTACCAAATCTTCAAACACAATCGCTTCTATAAAAGAGCGCGCTTGCTTGGTATAAAGTGCTTCGTATAGGTCAATATAATCTTCAAGTAATTCGGTGTCCTTGTCGCCGTTAGATTGATAGATATATTCTTGTTCTATTTCGTAATCTAAAAGTCGTTCAAGAGTTTCAAATTGCTTGTCGGTTAGTTTAATCGTTTTCATAACAAAACCCCCTTGCTGTTAAGATATTCGTAATTCAGTTCTTGCCCCATATCGTAGAGTGATTGCTCGCAATATGAAGCGAAAGCGCGTAAATACTCTTTTTGTTCTTCTTCGGTGGCTAAACTATGAGCAATTAAATCTCTATAAGCGATAATATCTTCTTCAATTGAATAAAAGTTATCATCAACACTTATAACTTTGGTTAGCCCCCTATCATTAACAAAAATCGCAAGGTATTTTTCATCATCAAAAAACATTGAGATAAAACTATCGCGATAAAGCAAAGTATTATTCACTTGCTTTTGTTCGTTTCCGTTCATTTCGGTTTCTCCATTCTCGCTCTCGTTTTTACAATGTGGCTTGCGACACACTACGGCACGATTAAGAAAGAGAAAGCATTTTGACTATAAAATACAAAAGAGTGTTCTATTTATCGCGCAACACACAAACACGCACAGCGAATAATCGCCTATGATTGCTTTAATGTGATAATGGGCATAAAGCAATTAGAAAATCGCCCTATATAACCATAACTACATACAAGGCAAAATCGCCCTATAATGCGCAAGCGCAAGTTTGCTTGTTTGCTTTGGCTTCTCGCTTGCTCGCTTTGTGGTATGTTTTCAAAGAACACTCGCCCCCCCTTGCTCTCGCTTGGCTGGGCTTGGTTGCTCGGTTGCTTGGCGCTTCCTTGCGATTATATTGTCGGCGATTGGTTTGTTGATTTCTACGCGTGTTAAAAGTGCTTTACACCCAAGACACGCAAGACACGGCAAACACGCGAAAAAGTGGGCAAAATAAAACGCGCACGAATTGGCGCGCGTAATTGGTGGCGCTTGGTATTTGCTCGGCTTGGTGGCTTTCGCGCCTTGTTGGGCTGTTTTTACTATGAAAAAAAGCAAAAGAAAAAGCGCCCCACCTTGTCGGCTGGCGCTTTCTTGTTCCTTGTCTTAATCAATCATTCATTCAATCGGCTTTAATTTCGGCGAGTTTATCGCTCAATAGTAAATAGATATATTCGCGCACTTTTCGGCGCTCTTTTTTGGCTAACTTTTCAATTTTTCGCGCTTCCGTTTCCGTTAGTGCTATTGTGTATTTTTCGCCCCTTAATTCTTCCACGATTTCGCCCCCCTTATTTAGTCATAGCGATATGACCGATAAACTCGGCGAAGCCATAGACACATTCAGTTTTAGCAATCTCGCGCGATTTTTCGCATAGGGCTTGCGCTTGCTTTCTTACGGCTTCAAGTTTGGCGAGCGCTTTTTCATAGGTTGCGCCGTTGTGTATTTTCGGCGCTTTTGGTTGGTGGTCGCTCGTTTTTACATCGTAATTATAATACAAGTAGATTGCTTCCATATATTCGCCCCCGTATATGTTCGCGCCAACACTTGCCCCGTTTTCGTAGTATGTTTCAACCCATAAACGAGGGCGCAAATTGTGGGCGCTCTTGTTCAAGATTTCGGCGAAAGTATCAAGCCCCTTGCGGTTGACTAACTCGGCAAAGATTGGGCGCAATTTTTCGCCCACTACTCGCAAAGTATAACGACAATAATTTTTGTAGTTGATTTCTCGCGCTTTTGCTTCGTTGCTCGCGTGTTCGTAATCTTTGAAAAATTGCTCGTAATTCTCGCGCCATTTACTCGGCTCATTTTCGCGAGTGTTCAGCGCTTCGGTCTTTTCTTCTTCGGTCATATATTCGCCGTATGGGTTACCCCCTTGACTTTTAACATATAACCAGTAGTGCGCCTTATCTCTCGCAATTCGTGAGATTTTGGCGCTCTCGCGTGCTTTCTTTAAGAGTTGGGCGCACTTTTTGAAAAGTGGCTCGCACTCTTTGGCGATTTGTTCGGCTTTTTGTGTGTTTTCTTTGTTTAACATTCTTTTAATTTTCGCACTCTAAATATAAAATAATTTCGGCAACCCTTCGCCGTTTAGAGTGCTTTTCTCTCTTTCTTTGGTCGGTGGTGGGTTGCTTTTTTGGTGCGATTGTTTGCCGTGTTCTATTGCTTCTTTGCTATTCACACTTTCGCCCCCTTGTTAGTTATTCAAAAATAAACTTTTTCAAGGTATCAAATACAACTCGAGTTGAGTTCTCTTGGGTCTTTGTAAATAAAAACATTTTCGGTGTGTAAGTTTCGCGCAAGTATTGAAGCGCGTTAAAGTGTGTTAAATACTCTTTGAACGAGCGCGCCCCATAATCACACAAATAATTTTGTAAGTGTCGTAAAGCATACTCGCACGCCTCAAAATTGTAATAATCTTGTGGCGCTTTGGTGCTTTGTTCGGCTTTAATACAAATTAAAATGTTATTTTGAATTAAATTATTCATCTCTTTTTTAGTCATCTTTTTTGTTCTCTCTTTCTTTGGTTTTTTTGGGTTTGAAAGTATGAATAACAAAAAAGCAACAGCGCACGGCTTGAATGATTGATTAAGTTATCAAGGAACGGCGCGCCGTGTGTTATCTCTAACATATCAGCGCAAAGACATTATACACCCAGCGCCCACGCGATACAATAACAAATTAAAAATAGTTTCGTTATTCTTACTTTCTTTAATATAGTTAATGCTTATTTATTAGCAACTGCGAGCGCTGGCGCGTGCTTCTTCTCGTTTGGTTATAGATTACGGAATAAAACACACGCGCAATATAAATATAGTTAGTGCTTAATTAGTGAAATGATACACCATACACACGCGCAATAATTAGGGCTTAACACATAACCCACCCCCACCAAATACCCCCCACCAAATCGGCTGTTTTTGTGTTTCCTTGTTCTTGGCTTCGTTTTTGGTTGTTTTTGGTGGTTTTAGTGTCGCCGTAATGTAATCTTGATTTCATCATTGTAAAGTTAATACAAAGTATTAAAAGCAAAACACACAAAATACGGCATTTAATACGGCATTAAATCGCGTGAATTGGTGCGTTATGGAATGGGGCAAGGGGAATAGATGAACACGGCAAAACTTGGGGTGGTTTAGTCGTAAATTATCCTCCTTAAAAAATCGTTTGATACAAAACGGACATATAAACGCTTGACAAGTTCGTTATTGTGCGATAATATGGTTGTGTTCTTAAAAGGGAGGACGCGACGAAAATGGCGAAAGCGATAGGATATTTACGGGTAAGCACCAACGAGCAGGACGAGAAGTTTGGGAAGGTGGCGCAGAGAAATGCGATACGCGAATATGCGACGCAACACGGATACGAGATTGTGGCGTGGAACGAGGACACCATTAGCGGTGTTAGTGATGAGCGACCTGAATTGAACAAGATACTTTATGGCGACGATGTTGTGAACCCACCATTTGAAGCGGTTATCGTGTTCAAGAGTGATAGGTTGGCACGCGACACCAAACTTTATTTCTACTACCTCTACCTGCTTGAAAAGAAGGGTGTGAAGTTAATTAGTGTGGAAGAAGATTTTGGAGGCGATGAGGCGTTTGCGAACATTTATCGGTCAATGATGTTGTTCGTTGCCGAGCAAGAGAGAAAAAATATCGCCTTGCGAACATCACACGGACGCAAGATTAAAGCGTGTGCTGGCGGATATGCTGGTGGACGCGCCCCATACGGCTACGGCGTGAAGGACGGGCAACTTGTCATTGTGGAGAATGAAGCGCAACTTGTAAAAGAAATCTTTTCCTTGTATGATGATAATGTTTCCCAAACCGAAATTGCGAATTACTTTAATAGCAAGGGTTGGAAAACAAGACAAGGACACAATTGGTCGCAACCGTTAATTGTTCCAATCTTACGAAAACGCAAGTTTTATCAAGGTTATTACAAATACGGTAAGGACGCGACTTGGGTCAAAGGTGTTCATACACCAATCTTATAGCAAACGGGCTATATTAAAACGCATTAGGGCGTAATAAATCGGTAAATAGGTATCTTTGATACTATTACCCATTTATAGCGTCCTTTTTTTTATACCTAAACGGAGGTAATTTATGGATACATTTGACAAAATCATTTATTTAATAAAAAAGAACCCAAGTTCAATGACTTATTATGATGACGCGTTTTTATACATCAAAGGTCAATTTAATCGCGATAAACTGCTGGCGATGAAGCAAAGCAGGACGCTCAAAGAGGTGTGCGTAGGCGCATTAAATAGTCAAATACTATTAGATAACGAAAAAAAGAGTATAAGAGAACTTATATTTAAGATATTAGTATTAGAAACTCCATATAGTTTGGATAGTTATTTTCAAGCGTTAGAGTTTAACCGACCAATCAAAGAGCAATTTTATCGTCCGCGACGCAAACAACTTTTAGATGTTGTTCGTGCGCTTGAAGATTTAGTAATTTGGGACAAATTAGATGAATTATTTTTATCGTGTCCTCCGCGCGTTGGTAAACTTTTGGCTGATAGCACGCCAATTTTAACAACGGAAGGGTGGAAAAATCACGGCGATTTGAAAGTTGGCGACACAATCTTTGCGCCAAACGGAAAAACGACAAGAGTTTTGTTCGTCCACCCAAAAAATCATACAACACACACAGTTGTTATGACCGACGGAAGTGAGTTTAAGTGTCATTTTAGACACGAATGGAAGGTTTATGATAGAGGGTGGCAACAAGTTAGAACCATTGAAACCCAAGAAATAATGAAAAATAAGTTGTATAGCGGTGGTCGTTATCGTTTTCAATTGCTTCAAAATGAAATTATGGAAGGAACTCCACAAGATTTGCCTGTTCCTCCATATACTTTTGGCGCTTGGCTTGGCGACGGAACTAATCAACAACCAAAAATTACAGGCGACAAAAAAGATTATCCAATTATTGAGGCAATTCAAAAGGAAGGTTATGAAATTGCTCATACTTACGAACATAAAACAACAAAAGTTATGTCTTATGTTTTTAATGGTTTAAGACAAGATTTAAGAAAATTGGATATGTGTTTTGCTCATCATAGGGCAGAAAAACATATTCCATATCAATACCTTATAGCGCCTATTAAAGATAGATTAGAACTATTGGCTGGTTTATTAGATACTGACGGCTCGTTAAGAGCGAAAGAAAATAGATACAACTTTTCTACTTGCGATAGACAATTAGCCGAAGATGTTATTTCTCTTATTAGGACATTTGGTTGGAGAACATCAAAAACCATTTATAAGCCAAAGACATCTTCCAGCGGTGTTTGTGGAAGAAAAGAAACAATAGTCGTTTCGTTCAACCCAACAATTCATATTCCTTGTAAATTGGAAAGAAAACAACTTTGGACTTTCGCTAAACAAAGAAGGATTGCTATTAAAGAAATCAGGGAACAAACACCCGAAGAACAAGAGCAAGGAAATTGTATCACAGTTGAACGCGACGGAATGTATTTAGCGGGTCGCACATTAACGCCAACACACAATACGACACTTGTTTTATTCCTTATCACTTGGAAATTGGGCATTGACCCCGAAGCAAGCAACCTCTATGGCTCGTTTAGTGGTGGTGTTGCGAGCGCATTTTATAAAGGTGTAATGGAAATTATCCAAGATAACTATACATATAATTGGGCAAAAATCTTCCCAAACGCGAAGTTTGACCCAAAATCATATTGCAATAGTAAAGAAACTTATTTAGATGTGGGACGCGTGAAGCGTTATCACTCTTTTACTGCTCGTTCTATTGACGGCTCTCTTAACGGTGCGTGCGATTGTAGTGGTATTCTCATCGGCGACGACCTTGTTAGTGGTTATGAAGAAGCCGTTAATCAAATACGATTAGCAACTGTTTGGAGTAAAGTTGAAAACGACTTTACAACAAGAGCGAAAGAGAGCGCAAAGGTGCTTTGGATAGGCACTCGTTGGTCTATCAACGACCCAATTGGGCGTAGAATTAAGGTTTTAACCGAAGAACCAGCGTTTGCTACGCGTAGATATAAGATTATCAATAAGCCAGCATTGGACGAAAATGATAAGAGTAATTTTGAATACGACCATAATGTTGGTTTTTCAACTGTGTTTTATGAGCAAAAACGCGCTTCATTTGAAAATACGGGCGATATTGCTTCTTGGTCTGCTCAATTTATGGGCGAACCTATTGAAAGAAGTGGGCAACTATTTAGCGCCGACAGTTTAATGTATTTTAATGGGGAACTGCCTGCTGGAAAAACACCTTACAAGATTGTTGCGCCTTGCGATGTTGCGTGGGGCGGTGGCGACGCGGTTTCGTGTCCTGTAATGTATGTATATAAAGACCCTATTGGTTGGAATAACTATGATGTGTATGTGCCTGCGGTAGTGTTTGACTATGGCGACAAGAACAAAACGCAACCAAGAGTTGCTGATTTATGTATGAAATGGGGTATTCAACAACTCCAATTTGAACGAAATAGTCGTGGCGATGAGTATGGCGAAGATGTTAATGAAATACTGAAACAAAAAGGTTATTCAATCAACATTAGCGATAAACCAGCGCCTTCTACCATTTCAAAATGCGATAGAATTATCCAACATTCAAGCGACATCAAACTTCACTTCCATTTCTTGTCCGCGCCTTATCGCGATAAAGACTACAATATGTTTATGCAGAACTTATTAGGTTATAGCGCGAGTGGAGGCAACAAACAAAAGGACGACGCGCCTGATAGTTTGTCGCAAGGTTGTGATATGATTAAGCCAAATAACAACATTCAAGCCGAATATAGCGTTTTTCATAGACCTTTTTAATTGTCTTTGATATATCACGGACATTTCAATAACTTTTAATACCTTGTTTTCAAAGGTATTTTTTAGTGTGTAAAGGTCAAACGAAATGCAGTTAAACGGTAGAAAAATAATCACTTCAACGGTTGAAACCGTTAATGAAACAAACATTGTAAGTGTAATCAACGAAGCATTACCTTCTTTTGCGCTAAATCAAGCACAAATACAATACTTGTTTGCTTACTACAATGGTATTCAACCAATTTTAAGTCGTGAAAAAGTCTATCATAAAGAAATCAACAATAAAATTGTTGAAAACCACGCAAGAGAAATCGTTGCTTTCAAGGTTGGCTACCTCTTATGGAAGCCAATTGAATATGTTTCTCGTAAAGAGAACAACGAAGAAAACAAGATTGAAGCGCTTAACGACTATATGGTTCTTGAAGATAAAGTCGGCAAGGACAAAACAATCGCTAAACATCAATCAATTTGCGGAACTGCGTATCGTTTAGGTTTAGTCAATAAAGATTTTGATAAAAACCCAAATGAAGCACCATTCAAGGTCTATTCCGTCCACCCATTTAATGCGTGTGTGATTTATTCGGCTGACTTCAAGAAAGAACCAATGGTTGGTTTAATCATTGATACTGTGTTCAGGG